CCCCGCGCATAGCGGGAAGAAATCGGGGCCACAATAGCGCCCATGGGACGTCCTGCCAAACCCACCGCGCTGCGCCTGGTCGAGAACGGCGGGAAGATGCGCGGTCGCTACGTGGAACGGGCCAAACGCGAGCCCAAGGGGCGGCCGGGCTTGCCGCCGCCGCCCGCGCACCTGAACGCCGAACAGCGGGCGATCTGGGAGCGGTTGCTGGCGGACAGCGCCGATGGGCTGCTGGAGCACGCCGATGCCGACCTGTTCGAGGGGTATTGCGTGCTGCTGGCGATGCGCAACCAGGCCGCGCGCGACATCAACACGAAGACGAATGCGCAGATTCTGATGCGCTCGACCGAGCGGCACGGCGCGCACATCGTCAACCCGTACCTCAAGGAATATCGGCGCCTGACCGAGCTGCTGCGCACGCTGCAGAACGACCTCGGCTACAGCCCCGTGGCGCGCACGCGCATCGCCGTCAAGGCCGCGACTGAAGGCGCCGACCCGCTCGAGCGGTTTCTGCCGGGCACGAAGAAGTAGGCGCCGCGGGCGATGCCCGTCCAGCCGCGCGACCCCGTCAGCGTCTACGCGCGCAGCGTCGTCGCAGGCCGCACGGTCGCGGGCCCCTACGTGCGCGCCGCCTGCGCGCGGCACCTGGACGACCTCACGGCAGCGCCATCGCGCGGCTGGACGTTCGATGCTCGGCGCGTGGCGCGCGTCGTCGACTTCTTCCGTGACGTGTTGCGCCTGTCCTCGGGCGAGTTTGAGGGCGAGCCCTTCGTGCTGCAGCCGTGGCAGGCGTTCATCGTGGGAAGCCTGTTCGGCTGGGTCAACGACGCCGGGCAGCGGCGCTTCCGCGTTGCCTTCGTGGAGACGGGCAAGGGCTCGGGCAAGTCGCCGCTCGCGGCCGGGATCGGCCTGTACATGCTCGTGGCCGATGGTGAGGCCCGCGCCGAGGTCTACGCCGCAGCCTCGAAGAAGGATCAGGCCATGGTGCTCTTTCGCGACGCGATCGCCATGGTGGACCAGTCGCCGGGCTTGCGCGCGCGCGTGAAGCAGACCGGCGGCTCGCAGGTCTGGAACCTGTCGGTCGATGGGTGCTTCTTCCGCGCCATCGCCAGCGACGAGGGCCAGAGCGGCCCGCGCCCGCACTGCGCGCTCATCGACGAGGTGCACGAGCACCGCGACGACACGATGATCGAGATGATGCGCGCGGGCTTCAAGGGCCGGCGGCAGCCGTTGCTGTTCTGCATCACGAACTCGGGCGTCGACCGCGAGTCGGTGTGCTGGCGCTACCACGACAAGGCGGTGAAGGTCGCCGAGCGCACAGTTGAGGACGACCGCTTCTTCAGCTACGTCTGCGCGGTGGACGCGGGCGAAGACCCGATGCGCGAGCGCGCGTGCTGGGCGAAGACGAACCCGAATCTGGGCGTCTCGATCCCCGAGGCCTACCTCGACGACCAGGTCAACGAGGCGCGGCAGATGCCCGCGAAAGAGTCGATCGTGCGGCGCCTGCACTTCTGCCAGTGGGTCGATGCGGCGTCGCCCTGGATCTCGGGCGAGGCGTGGCGCGCGTGCGAGGTGGCGCACGACGTGCCCTTTACCGAGCGCTTCGCCGGCGCGCGCGTGACGCTGGCGTTGGACTTGTCGACCACGACCGACCTGACGGCGCTCGCGATGGTGGCCGAGTTCGAGGGGCGGCTCTATGGCGCGGTGGAATTCTGGACGCCCGCCGAGACGCTGCGCTCGCGCGCCGAGCGCGACGGGGTGGACTACCCGCTGTGGGTGCGGCAGGGTTTCGTGCACGCGCTGCCGGGCAGCACGCTCGAATACGGGCCCATCGCCGACCGCATCGCCGAGCTATTGGACGTCTTCGACGTGGCCGAGCTCGTCTTCGACCGCTACCGCATCAGCTACATGAAACGCGAGCTCGACGACCGCGGGCTCGCGGTGCCGCTGACCGAGCACCCGCAGACCTTCGTGAAGCCGATGCGCTCGGCGCTGTGGATGCCGCAGAGCATCAACGAACTCGAGGGCGCCGTCCTGCGCCGCGAGATCGATATCGACTTCAATCCGTGCCTCACGTGGGCGGCGGCCAGCGCGGTCTGCGAGGTCGACGTGCACGAGTCGCGCATTTTCTCCAAGCGCAAGGCCACAGGCCGCATCGACGGGCTCGTGGCGCTGACGATGGCCGTAGGCGCCATCCGCGCGCCGCGCGAACGGCTGGATATCGGGGCGCTGGTGGCCTAGGTGCGCCGGGGCGTGAGCCAGCAGCGGTGCGCGCCGGCCGCCACGCCCACGAGGAGGCAGAAGCCCCACATGCCGATGCCCCAGAGTGCGGCCTGGTCGGCCGTCGGCTGCACCAGGGCGAACGTAGGCCCAACGATGCATCCGATCAGAGCGCCGCCGAGCACATAGCCGAGAAAGATCAGGACGTTGCACGCCTGCCGCAGCATGGCAACGAGGACGGGTTCGGGTTTGCTCATGACCGACATTTCGACATGAAAACGCGAGACTTGAGCAGGTTTGTGCGGGCGAAATGCCAACTCCTACCGCCTGAACCGCAACCCATGGACACGGCAAGCAGCGCACCCCTACAATGCGCGCCATGACGAACCGTCTGCGCCCGCCCCCGGGCGTGCGTCGGTCGCTCACACCGCCTCCCCCCGAGCAACGGCCCACCGGCTCGGCACCGCCCGCGGCACTTCGAATGCCGCCACAGGTCGCCGGCCGTGAACGCCCCTCGCACGGCTGACCCGTCGCCCCCCGCTGGCGACACGCTGCGCGTCGAAAAGCGCGGCGGCGCCCCCGTCACGGCCTCCCCGGCCCTCACCACTGCCGGCATCGACCCCGACGCGATTCGCTTTCGCGTCAGCAACGAGGACGTCGATTCCCTCGGCGACATCGTGGAGCAGGACGGCCTCGAGTTCCCGGCGTCGCTGCCGGCCGTCGCTGACCACTCGCACCAGCTCAACGCCTCGATCGGCGACTGGCGCGACGTCGAGCGCGCGGGGCCCGAGACCTTCGCCACGCTGCGGCTGCTGCCGCGCGGCGTCTCGCGCTCGGCCGACCTGGTGCGCGCCCTGCACGCGGGCGGCTTCCCGCTCGCCTCGTCGGTCTTCTTCCTGGTCAAGCGCGAGAACGTCGTGCCGATCACGAAGGCCGGGCCGAACGGGCAACCCGTCGAAACCGGCGGCGTGCGCTACAAGGGCCCGAAGCCCGTGCACGAGATCACCCTGACCCAGTTCCCGGCGAACGCCGCGGCCGTGGCCGTTGCGCGCTCGCTCGGGTTCAACGACGCCGAGCTGGCCGCGCTGTCGCGCCCCGAGCCCGCCCGCGTCCCCGTCGCGCGCAGCACTCAGGCGGTCGCCGCTGCGATTCCCCCCAGGGGACCCACCATGACCATCGCCGAGATGATTGCGGCCGCGCAAGCCGCCCACGACACCGCCCAGGCCTCGCTCGCCACCGCAACGCTGGCGCTGGAATCCGACCAATCCGAGGCGAACCTCGCCGCCGTGCAGCGCGCCACCGGCGAGGCCGAGCAGCTGTTCGCCCGCCTGACCACCCTACGCGCGGCCGAAGCCGCCGGCGCGCGGCGCGCAGCCACCGCGAGCGCCCCCGGCGCCAGCGCGCCCCCGGAGCCCACCACGCCCGTCGCGCGCGCCGTCGCCACGGTAACGGGCACGGCCGCACCGGGCCTCATCCGCCACCGCGGCGACGCGAGCGATCGGCCCCCGGGCGAACGTCTCGCGCGCCTGGTGATGGCCGCCTCCATCGCGCGCGCGCGCCGGCGCTCCCTCGAGGACGTGGCGAACGAAGTCTTCGCGGGCGAGGCCGAAATGATCGGCATCGCGCGTTCGGCCGTCGGCGTGGCCGACACCACGACCGCGGGCTGGGCGGCCGAGCTCGTGCGCACCGAAACGCGCGCCTTGCTCGACCAGACGCTGAACCCGAATGCGATCTGGCCGATCCTGTCGGCCGCGGGCACGTCGCTGACCTTCAACGGCGCGCACTCGGTGCTGATCCCGCAGATGAACATCGGCACGACGGTCAATGGCGCCTGGGTCGGCGAGGGCGGCGTCATCCCCGTCGTGGCGGGCGCGTTCACGTCCAAGCGCCTGTACAACTACAAGCTCGGCGGCATCATCCCGATCACGAAGGAGCTGCAGCGCACGAGCGACCCGTCGGCCGTGGCGACGATGCAGGCGATGCTGCGCCAGTTCCTGTCGAACCTGCTCGACTCCTCGCTCGTGGACGCCTCGGCCGAGGTCACCGGGGTGCGACCCGCGGGCCTGCTCAATGGCGTGACGCCCATCACGGGCGCCGCGGGCGGCGGCTACACCGCGCTGCGCGCCGACCTGCAGGCCGTCACCGACGCCTTCACGGCGGCCAACATCGGCGAGATGCCGATGCTGCTCGTACCCAAGGGCAAGGCGTTCGACCTGCGCACGATGGTCAACGCCCTCGGGCAGCCCGTCTTTCCCGATGGCGCGGACAGCGCGCTCGGATTCCGCGTCGTGCCAAGCCAGTTCGTGGCGGCGAACACCGCCATTGCGGTGGCGGCCGAGAAGTTCGTGAGCGCCATCGACCCGCTCGAGTTCGACTCGAGCGAAGAGGCCACGTTGACGTTGGCGAACTCCGACCTCACCGCACCGACGCAGGCTGGCGTGGCCCCCGGCGGCGGCGCGATCGGCACCGCCGCGCGCCAGGTCATCCAGGACGGTGGCATTCCCGTGTCGGGCGGTGCCGGCGCCTCGGTGGTGGGCGCCACCGCGATGTCGATGTATCAGACCTGGTCGATCGGGCTGCGCATGGTGATCCCGGCCGCGTTCGCCGTCACGCGCGCGGGCGCCGTGCAGCAAATCACGGGGATCACGTGGTGATCGCGTGGCTGCTGCTCCTGCTGGCCGCCGTGGCGTTCGTCCTGGCCGCGGCGGGCGTCACGCACCAGCGTCTGCAGTTCGTGCCGCTGGGGCTCGCGCTGGCCGCGCTGGCGCAGCTCGTACGCTGGTGGCCGCCGCCCTGAATCCGAGTTAGCCGTTGCTGCGGGCCTCGCAAGAGTTGCCAGCGAGCTCCCGCGGCGTTGCATCCCCCCGGTGCGCTGCTCCCTTCGTGCCGGGGTCTTTTCCCCCAACGTCCGAAGGCCGCGCACCATGCCTCAGTCGCTCTATATCGCCGACCCGGCCGTCGCTGCCCAGTACCACGTCGCCCCGGGCGAGTGGGTCGAGATCGCCGACGACGCTGAGGCAGCCTGGCTCATCGCCAACAAGCACGCGGGCACGCTCGACCATTACACCGCCCTGCCCGAAGCGGGGTTCGTCCATCCCGAGGCTCCGGTGCCCTTCGTGCCCTATGGCACGGACGAGATCGGGCCGCCCATCGAACCGCCGCCGCCGGCCGTGCGCCGCGTGGTGCGAAAGCCGCCGCTGCCCGAAGGCCAGGCATGAGAGCCGTCCTCGTCTACGCGTTCGACCCGGTGCCCGAGCTGGGCGACCGCATGGGCATCCTCGCCTGCGACGACGAATCGGCCGCGCGGCTCATCGCCGCGCATCGCGTCGAACGCATGGACGAACACGCGAGCGAACCGATGCGCTACGTCGCGGGCAGCCCCGCGCATACGCAAGCGCGCGCGGTGTTGCGAGCCGCCCGTGCCGGCGCCGCGGCGCCGCGGCGCACGCGCGGCAAGGAGTAGCGGCCATGGGCGCGCGCGCCGTGATGCGTTCGTTTTTCGGCGGCCTGGGCTTCGATTTCGGCAACCGGCAGCCCGCCATGGGCCCGCTGTTCACCGCCTGGGGCATGGACCGCACGCTGGGCGGCTGGGGGTCGATTCCGCACCCGCTCGACCCGCTGGACGGCACCGGCTGGCAGCGCAACCTCGACCGCATCGGCTGCGGGGGCCTGCCCGTCATCGAGGCGATCTTCACGCTCTACGCGAACGCCTTCGCGCAGCTGCGCCCGCACCACAAGCGCACGACCCTCACCACCGGCGAGGTCGAGGAGATCACCTCCTCGCCCGCCGCGCGACTGCTCGTGCAGCCCAACGCCTACGAGTCCGGCGCGACGCTGTTCGCGCGCATCGCCTGCGACTGGCTCGCCGGCGAGGCGCTGGTGATCGCGCTGACCAACGGGCGCACCGAGCCGCAGTCCCTGCACCTCATCCCGCGCGGGCTCTGGTCGCCGCGCATCGACCCGATGACGCACGAGGTCTACTACTTCGCGAGCAACAACCCCGACCTGCTGTTCAGCCCGCAGGATCAGATCGACAACGTCAACACAGGCGAACTCTTCGTGCTGCCGGCGGCCAACGTCATGCACCTGCGCTGGCGCACGCCGCGGCATCCGCTCATCGGCGAGAGTCCCTTCGCCGCTGCGGGCCTGGCCGCCGGGGTCAACGTCGCGTTATCGCGCACGCAGCTGCTGTTCGTCGAGAACATGCGCCGCGTGTCCACCGTGCTGTCCACCGACCTCGTGCTGAACGGCACGCAGATGGCCGAGCTGCGCGACGCCTTCGACAAGCAGGCCGCGAAGTGGGCGACGGGCGGCATCCCGATCCTGGCGGGCGGCCTCAAGATGTCGAGCGCCAACCTGTCGGCTATCGACGAGACCGTCATCAGCTCGCTGCGGTTCTCCAACGAGGAGATCGCCCGCACGGCGGGCGTGCCCCCGCCCATGTACGGCGACCTGTCCTCGGGCGAGATCCGCAACGCCGAGGCGCTCATGCGGCACTGGCTCTCGGTGTCGCTCGGCGGCCTCATCGAGCGGCTCGAGCGCGAGCTTGATCGCCTCTTTCGCATGGACGGGCGCACCAACCTGGTCGAGATGTCCACCGAGGCGCTGCTGCGTTCGGATCTCGCCACGCAGGCCGAGGCCCTGGCGAAGCTGGTGCAAGGCGGCGTGCTCATGCCCGACGAGTCGCGGCGCACGCTGGGCATGGGCCCGGCCGACGGCGGCGACCAGCTGTTCGTCCAGCGGCAGATGGTGCCCATCACCCTGGCGGCCGAGCTGGCGCAGGCCGAACTCGATGCTTTGATGATGCCACCGCCGGCTCAGCTGCCGACGATGCCCGCGCCGCCCATGCCCGCGCCGGGCAGCACGCCGCCGGCGCCGCCGCCCGACGAGGGCCAGGCGCCCGCGAAAGACGACCCCGCGCCCGATCTGGCCCCGCCACCGGGCGGCACCTCCACGAAGCGCGCCCTGTTCGGCGCGTCGATCGCCCAGCGCGCGCGCGCGCTTGCCCAGGAGGTCGCGTAGATGGACACCGAACTGCTGCAGGCGCTCGGCGCCGAGGTGGCCGAGCAGATGCACGCGCTGCGCGGGGAGATCCGGCGGGAAGCCGCCGAGCAGATCGCCGTCGTGCAGCGCGCGCACACCGAGGAGGTCACGACGCTGCGCGCGCGCCTGGCCGAGACCGACCACCGGCTCGAGCTCGCGCAGCAGGCGCTCGCCGGGCTTCGCACAGAGGCGGGTGACCCGGTGGCCGCACTGATGCTCGACGCAGCAGGGGTGCTGCACTTGGTGCAGCGGGGCGGCGCCCACTGGACGGTAGCGCTGCCGGATGCGGCGGCGCTGGTCGAAGCGGCGGGCAAGCGCTGGCGCGAGGACATGCGCGCCGAGCTCGCCGGCGAGCTGCAGGCCAGCGTCGCGCGCACCTTCGAGCAGTTTTGTAACGCCCCCGTGTGGTCGGCCACCGCCGTCTACACCGAGGGCGACATCGTCGCCACCGATGTCGGGCGGACGTATCGCGTGCGCAAGGGCGTGCGCGCCACGCTTGGGCGGCGCCCCGGCGACGACGCCGAGCACTGGGAACGGCTCGGCACGGGCGGTTTCCGCGTCCACAAGACCCGGCCCGAGGCGCTCGCCGCCGGCGACGTCTTCACCGAACGCGATGCGCGGTTCATGCACGACGGCGAGGCGACGATCCTGTTCGTGCCCGCCGGCGCGAAGGTCTCCGACATCGAACGCGCGGTCAAAGGCCCGCACGGCCTGGCGCAGGCCACGCAGGCCGAGCTGCGCGAGCTCGCCGGGCGAGTCGCGGGTCTGCTCGAGGACGTGCAGCGCAATGCGACGGCGGCCAACGACGCGGGCGAACTGGGCGTGCAGGCGCTCGCCGCGACCGAACGCGTGCACGCCGAACTCGAGGCGATGCGCGCGCGGCTGGACCAGCTGGCCGCGGGGGGCGCGTCATGATCGTGCGCCCGCCGTTTCACATGAAACGTCCCGGCGTCGCGGGCTCGCTCGCGCTCGTCGTGGCGGTGGGCGCTGTGCCCGTGCTGCTCGGCGCGGGGTGCGCCCTCATGCTGGTGCAGCCGGCCTGCCTCATCGCCTGCCACGCCGCCGTCGCGGCCGACGCGCCGGCCTCGGCCGCTTCCGGGGGGGCTGCGCGATGAACCTGCTCACCGTCGACCGCGCCGCGTTGCCCGCGGCCCTGCTCTCGCTGGCGAAGGACCACTGCCGCGTGCGCCACACGCGCGACGATGCCCTCATCCGGCAGTACATCGCCCAGGCAATCGATGCGATCGAACGCCGCTGCTCGATCAACCTGAACCCGGCCACCTTCGCGCTGGATCTCTATGTCAGGGCGTGGCCGCTCTGCGCCACCGCACCGGCCTATGTGGTGCCGCCCATGCGTTGGCCGCTGCCGGTCAACAACGTGCTCAGCTTCACCCTGGTCGATACCAACGATGTCGACCAGTCGGCCCCGTACACCATCGAGCAGGCGGACATTGGCGGCTCGGCTGCTGCCTATCTGGTCGGGCCCAACATCCCGGCGGCCGGCTGGAAGATGACGCTCGACGTGGGCATCGACGTGCCCGCCGCGCCGGCGCTGCCCGCGATGGCCCCGGCCGTCCAGGCCGCGGTGCTGCGCCTGGTGGGCGGCTACTACGAGACGCGCGAATCGGCCGTGGCGCTGGTCATCGACGAGTTCATCCCCGAACTCGCCCCCGTGTGGAGGCCCAGCGCATGAAAGCCGGCCTCATGCGCCACTGGGTGCGCCTGGAGCAGCCCACCGTCTCGACCGACGCGTTCGGCGGCGTCGTGAAGACGTGGACCGCTGTCACCGAGGTCGACGCCGCGATCGATGCGATCAGCGGGCGGGAGTTCATCGCCGCCGACCGCGAGCTGGCCGGCGTGACGTGGCGCATCACGATTCGCGAGACGCCGGGCATCACGGTCGAGCCGTCCTGGCGCGCCGTGTCCATCGATGACGACGTCGACCGCATCTTCGACTTCGTCGAACTGCTGCCCTCGCACGACCGCGACGTCATCACCATCGCCGCCACGAGCGGACAGTCCAACCCCTGAAACTCGACGGAGGCCGCATCATGGCGAAGATCAAGTCGAACGCGCACCTGTACCTCTCCGACACGGGCGACCCGGCCCCCGCGACCGTGCCTGTCACGGGCGTCTCGATCACCGACCCTGTCACGGTGACGACGACGGTGGCCGCCGGGGCGCTGGTCGACGGCGACGCCGTCATCATGAACGGCACGGGTTCGTCCTACCTGGACGGCCACGCCTTCCGAGTCGCCAACGTCATGACGACGAGCTTCGAGCTGCCCGACGCGCACGGGCCGTCGGTCGGCGCCACGGCGCCCACGACGGGCACCTACACGCCCTACACGCTGCAGGGCAACCTCGGGCTGCTGTCGGCCTGCATGGCAACGATCACGCTCACGGGCCAGGCGCCGGACTCGATCGTCATGGACGACATGTGCGGCAATCTGACGGTGCTCGGCAATGCGAAGCCGCCGACCTTCACCTTCCAGGGGTTCAACGATGCGGCCTCCGAGGGCTACCGCAACCTCTGGCGCGCCTCCACGATCGACCCCAAGGTCACGGTGCAGTGCTACATCGACTACACCACGCAGGGTGGCTACGTCTTCGGGCCGGCGCAGATCGGCGAGCTGACGATCACGGCGGCGAATGCGCAGGGCCTGCAGTTCTCGGGCGCGGGCGTGTTCACGCAGATCCCGACCTACTCCTGGGCGCTGTGATGACGCTCGCCACCTTTGCCCTCATTCGTGAACCGGCGCCCCCCGGCCTCGAGGAGTTGGGCGACTCCATCGAGTTGCACGAACTTCCCTACATCGAGGCGCGGCTGGCGATGGGACGCTCCCGGCCGGGGCTCTCGCCCGGCGAGGCGCTCGTGGGCGAGACGCTCGTCGTCGATGGCGAGGTGCTCGGCGCGGACAGGCTGGCGGCGCTGCCGGGGCGTTTCGCCGGCGGCATCCTCGCCGCGTTGCAGCGTTGCACGGAGCTGTATCGCCTGAACGCGCCCCCGCGCGTGAACGGACAACCGAACGGCGCCGCGCCCGAGGACGTCGTCGAGGACGATTCGCCGGGGGAAGCATGAGCGCCGAGGCGCGCACCCTGTTCGCGATCGGCGCGCGCCTGGGCATGTCGGTCGCCTCGGTCGAGCGCCTGTCCACGCGCGAGCTGGTGGGCTGGGTGGAGTTCTTCGCCCGGACCAACGGGCGGGATGCGGCCAACGACGGCGCCACCGAGTTGCAAACGCTCTCGCGCGAGCAGCTGCGCGCGATGTTCGACCATGACCGCGGATAAATCCGTCGCCAGTGCGGAGCGCGCGATCGTCGCGATCCTCGCGAGCGCGCTTGCGCCGACGCCCGTCGTCTGGGGCTGGGCGCCGTTCGAGACCGCGGGCGATCCGCCCTCGTTGCCGCTGGTGGTCGTGCAACGGCTGACCTATTCGACGATCGGCTACGAGGACATGTGTGACGACTCGGGCGTGCTGGGCGATTCGACGGTGCTCGTGCATGCCTGGGCGCTCGGCTACGAGGATGCCCGCGGGCTCAATGCGGCCGCGCGCTCGGCCATGCTGACGCAGGCCGCCGGCTGGCGCCTGCAGGCCGAAAACGATCTGTATGAGCCGGCCTTCCGCGCATGGCGCGTCGAGGGGCAATGGTTCGGCGCGGGCATCGCGCCGGATTAGGCGACGCGCAGAGGGCCGTCATGTCCACGCTGTTCCCCGAAGTGATCCCGACGCGGCGCATGGTCACGCTCGGCGGGCAGCGCACGGGGCGCGATCTGTTTCGAGTCGAACTCCAGACGCAGTCGCTCGCGGACGTGCGCTCCTATGTGCGCTGGATCACGATCGACGAGACGGCCGCGCAGATTTCCATCGGCAACCCGCCGTCGTTGCTGGAGGTCGACGGCCGTCGCGGCAAGCCCATCGAGGACGTTGACAAGCGCACGGACGTTCTGTTCGGCACCGTGCTTGCAGCGGCTGCCATGCGAGAGGTCGAGGCCGCGTTACGCGAGGCGATCGCGCGCTCGACGACAACGCGCTCGGGCACGCTCGTCTCGGTGGAGTCGGCCTGGAGCTGGCGCTACCTTCCCAAGGGCGGCGGCGCGCGCGTGGTGAGCGCGAACACGCCCTTGCCAGCTTTCGCGCTGGGCGACCAGCTGGTGCTCCTTCCCGAGCGCGTGCCCTACGCGACGATCGTCAATCGGGCCGTCGCCCGATCGGGGCGCGCGAATGTGGCGCCGCGCAAGGGCAAGTCACCGCCGAAATCGCGCCAGAACAAGGGCTTTCTGTTCCATGCGGCGGACGTGTTGCGTCGCAAGTCCTCCTTCAAGCAATTCCACGTGCGCGTGGTCTTCACGCGCGCCCACATGGTCGCGGGCGAGGTCATGACGCGCACCAGCGGCACCGGGCTGATCGTCATCTCGCCGCGCGCGCGGCGCGTCTGAACCGCGAGGCACCCCCATGGCAAGCGCAGGCACCATCGAGCGGGCCTACAAGGTCTCCGTCGACGCGACCGAGGCCATCCGGCAGCTCGAGAAGATTGCCGACTCGACCGGCTCGCTCGACAAGGCGTTCGAGGCGATGCAGGACCGCGTCAAGGATCTCGGCAAGGACATTCTCAAGGGCCTCGCCATCGAGAAGCTCATCGAGTACGCCGCCGAGGCCGTCGAGAAGATCAAGGGCCTGGCGGAGAGCTTCGACCAGCTGGGCAAGGACGCGCAGAAGATCGGCGTGTCCATCGAGGACCTGCAGCGCCTGCGGTTCGCGGCCGGCTTGGCCGGCGTCGGTGCCGAGGACCTCGACCATGCGATCGGCAAGCTCGCCGAGAACATGCAGAAGATGAACACGGTCACCGACGTCGCCACGCAGACGTTGAAGACCATGGGCGTGCGCGCCAACGACACGAGCCTGGCCGCGATCGAGAAGGTCGCGGATCGCTTCGCCAAGATGCCCGACGGCGTGGAGAAGGCGGCCGAGGCCATCGCGCTGTTCGGCAAGCAGGGGCTTGCGATGATCCCCTTCCTGAACCAGGGGGCCGAGGGTATCCGCAAGCTCGCCGAGGAGGCCGACAAGTTCGGTGGCGTGATTTCGCAGAAGGTCGCCGATCAGGCGGGCCAGTTCAACGACAACCTCGCCAAGCTCGAGCGCGTGTCGGCGGGCGCTTGGGCGCAGCTGACGGTGGGCCTCATCCCGGCGCTGGTGGCGCTGACGAAGTACCTGACCGAGACCACCAAGAGCGGCGACGGATTCAAGACCTGGGGTGAGAACGTCGGCTCGGCCGTCATCAATACGACCATCGCCATCACCTATCTGTGGAACGCGGCGCAGAAGGCGGCCGTCACTCTGGAGGCATTGACGCTCATCCGCTTGAAGCCCGCGCAGACGGTCGATATTGCCAAGCAGTGGTACGAACAGATCAAGGCGATCGGCGAGGCGACCCCGGCGGTCATCAAGCTGCTCGCGGACTTCAAGCAAGCCATGGAGGACGCGAGCAAGCCGGCCGACAAGCCGCCCGGCAAGACAAGCGCCGACAACATGGCCGACGCCCTCGAAAGGCAGAAGCTCGCCCTGGAGCGCTTCAGCGCCCAGCTGAAAGCCGAAGGCGAGCAGGAGATGCGCGAGGGCGACGAGCACCAGCGCCAGGGCGAGGCCATTCTCAAGATCACGCTTGAGACCACGCAGGCGATGGAGGATCAGAAACAGGTCGAGGTCGGGCTTGCGGCGGCGCGCGCCGCCGGCGCCCGGGAGACGAGCGAGGCCGAGAAGCGCGCGGCCGACGTGCGCTCGAAGACGATCGACGAGCTCAACCGATACACCGCGTCGCTGGGCGACACCGCCACGCAGACGCAGGTCTACTACGAGCTCCTCGACGACCTGGCGGGCAAGTACGACGAAGTCTCGAACCGACAGCGTGAGTGGATTCAGGCGCAGCTCAACGGGCCGCCGGCGCTGAAGAAGGTCAGCGAGGAGGTGGCCGCCTTGCAAAGCGGCTTCGATCGGTTCGTGGACACGCTGTCGAGTGGCTCGGTCACCGTGGCGCAAGCCTTCAAGGCGATGGCGCAATCGATCATCGCCGACCTGCTCAAAATCTGGGCGAAGAAGTACATCATCGACGCGCTGTCCGAGCTCTGGGGCGTCAGCACCTCCTCGGGCGGGGCCGGTGGCGGCGCGCCCCCAGGCGCCTACAACCCGGGCGCCTTCGGGCTCACGTTCGACGCCGGGCACGTCGTTCCGTTCGCGGCCGGCGGTGTGGTGATGGGGCCGCTGCGCATGCCCATGGCGCTCATGGGCGAGGCGGGCCCCGAAGCCGTGATGCCGCTGCAGCGCACCGCCGACGGCACGCTCGGCGTGCGTGCTCAAGTGCCGCCGCTGAACGTCGCGATCCACAACCACACGGACGCGACGGTGAGCGCGCGCCGCGACGGCAACGGCGACCTGGCGATCCTCATCGAGACGACCAAGCGCGAGATCGCCAACGACATACGGCGTGGCGGCAACGACGTCGCGCGTGCGGCCGAGGCCGCGTGGCGCCTGTCGCGCGGTGCGGCGGCGCCCTACTGACAACGCGAGCAGGCCATGCCCAGCGTCGGCGCCTCCATCGACCTCGCGCGCGCGTGGGCGAGCGCCCCCGCGGGGGTCGACCTGTGGCCGACGCTGACGCTGGAGCATTCGGCCTTCAACGCTTCCGGGCATGGGCCGTACTACCTGACGAGTCAGCCCGTTGCGTTCACCGCGCTCATCGTCAACCCGGACAACACGACCTCCAGCGTCACGTTCACCCCGTTCCCGTTCTCGGTCGTGCTCCCCCTGGTCGATGGCGCGGGTCAGCAGGACCTGCGGGTCACGTTGACCAACGCCGACCAGCAGATCGCCGACGCGGTGCAGGCCGCGCATGCCACCCCGACCGAGCGCATCGTGGCGACGTATCGGCTCTACCTGTCGTCGATGGGCTCGAGCCAGACGCCGCAGGCCGCGCCGCTGAAGCTGTCCTTCGACGCGATCACGATCACCGAGGAGGCGGTGGCGGGCATCGCGGGGCGCTCCGACGTGCTCAACCGGCGCTTTCCGGGTGTCTGGTACGACACAGCGCACTTTCCGGGGCTCGACCGATGACCGCCGACGCGACCGATGCGCCCAGCCTGGAGGCGATCGCGCTCGATCTGGTGGGACGACCCTACCGGCGCGGTGCCCGCGGGCCCGATGCATTCGACTGCTGGGGGCTGGTGCTCGAGATGCGCCGCCGGCTCGGGTTGCCGCTGCCCCCGGACTTCGCCTCGCACGACCTGAGCCGCTTCGAGGCGCACGCCCTCTTCCACGCGAGCCGTCCCACGGGCTGGCGCCGCGGGCCGCTCACGACGGGCGTGATCGTGATCGCCGAAGGTGCAGGCCACTCCGGGGTGTATCTGGCTGCGCGCATCGTGCATGCTCAAGCGCGCACGGGCGTCGTGGCGTGGTCGCTCGCGCGCTGGTACGCCGCGTTCGGCTCGGTCTGGGGCTGGGAGCATGGGGACCGCGACGAGAGGAGCGCCTGACGTGGCCGAGGTCCTCATTTTGCTCAACCCGCTGGATGTGAGCCGGCGCCGGCGCTGCCATCTCGCCGATGGCACCGCGCTGCTGGCTTGGGTCGACGAGCACGCGCCCGCGCTGGGCGCCTTGCAGCGCAAGGTGTTTCTCAACGGCCATGTCTGCGCGGACGCCGACTACCTGACGCGCCCGGGCGACGAGGTGCTCATCGCCTTCACGCCGGGCGACGCGGAAGCGGCGCTGTTCGTGCTCAAGGTGGTCATCGCCTATGCGATCGGCTACGTCCTGAACCAGATGTTCGCGCCGCAGCGACCGAGCGCCGCGAACGTGCCTTCACCCTCGCAGGTCTACGGCATCGCGCCCCCGAAGAATCAGGCGCGACTTGGGCAGCCGATTCCCGTGATCTATGGCTCGGTGGTGGCGCTGCCCGACTTCGCGGCGCAGCCCTATGTGCGCTTTCAGCAGAACGACCAGTATTTCTACGGGCTGCTGTGTCTGGGCCAGGGCGAGTATGACGTCGCCGAGATGCTGTTCGGCGAGACCAGCGCCAGCGTGATCCCGGCCGGCGTGGTGACGTGGCGGGTCTTTCTGCCCAGCCAACATCAGAGCACTTTCGGCACGATCCAGGGCTTGATGGGCGGCGTCACCGCGACGGACTACTTCATCGAGAACATGGTCACGAGCCCCGCCGTGAACGACCAGGAACTCATCGCGCCGAACGTGGGTGGGGTGCTGGTGGCGAGCACGTGGTACTGGGCGCTGTCCAACGTCTACACGACGACCTCAAACCCGGGCGGCGTGAGTCTCGTGAACATGACGCCCGACCAGAAGCTCGCCGCGCTGCCGCAGAACCCCACGCTGGGCACGGCGGTGCAGGTCACGCTCGGCACGACCGGCACGCAATGGACTGCCGGCACCTACACGGCCACGGCCTACACGCCCGCGCAGAATCCGCCTTCGGGGGCGCTGATCCCGCCTCCGACGTGGTCGGGCGCCGGCCAGAACAAGGTCGTCGGTTACTTCGAGAGTTGCAAGAAGGGCGCGAGCGGCACGGTGCTGGAATTCGATTTCGTCTTCCCGAACGGGCTGTATACGAGCGATTCGTCGGGCAATTTCGCGAACGCGACCGTCACCGTGTCAGTGGGTTGCGTTGCGACCGACCCCAACACCGGCGAGTCCCTCGGCAGCGAGGTCGTGACGGGCTTTGCCTTCACCTCGAACCAGAACACCCCGCAACGCTACACGGTGTCGCTGACGAAGAGTTCAGCGCGCTACTGGGTCCGGGCTTGGCGTGCCACCAACACCGACGGCAAGGCGACGACGTCCGACCGCGTGCTCTGGACCGGCCTGAAGCACCAGATCAAGGGCCCGCCCGCGGGCTCGGTGGTCTACGGCAATGTCACGCTCATCGCCGTCAAGGTGAAGGCGACCAACGGCGTGGCGGCGGACGCGGCGGCCTCGATGCGTTTTCGCGTCACGCGCCGGCTGCGGCCGCTCGGCGACATCAATCAGGGCACGGCCCCGACCTCGAACCCGGCCGACGCATTCGTGGACATTGTCACCGCCCCCTATGGCGGCAATCGGCCCGTCACGGCCGACGAGCTCGATCTGAGCGACCTGACAGCCAGCCGCTCGGCGTGGGACGGCCAGAACGGATTCAACGCGGTCTTCGACCAGCCCTCGACGGTCTGGGAGGCGCTCGGACTCTCGGTGCAGACGGTGCATGCGGCGCCGCTGCCCGTGGGAAGCCGCATGTCGCTCATCCACGATCAGGTCCAGTCCGTGCGCGCGCAGTTGTTCACCGATGCGAACATCGTTGCGGGCTCGCTGAAGGTAACCGCGCAGTTCGATCGCATGGGCACCCCCGCGGGCTTCAAGGTCAACTATCGCGACCCGCTGTCGTTTCAGACGGCGTCCATCTACTTCCCGCCGAACCAGGTCGACTACACGACGATCGACCTGTTCGGATGCACCGATGCCACCGTCGCGACGCAGCACGCGAAGCTCGCTCAGAACAAGCGCAACAATCAGCGCATGTCCATCGTCTTCGACTGCGAACTGGAGGGCCTGAACATCCTGCCCGGCGACCGCATCGGGGTGCAGGCCGGCATGGTGCGCTGGGCGCAGTCGGCGCGTGTGGTGCGGCTGGTGGGCTCGGTCTTGTACGTGGACACCGCGCTTGTATTCACACCCAACGCGACGCATGCGATCCAGCTGCGCGCCGACACGGGCGCCCCCACGCAGGTCGTCGGCGTGACGCCGGGCCCGGACGCCTACTCGCTGACGTTCCCGTCTGGCCCCCCGTCCTCGTTCACGTTCTACGGGGTGAACTCCTCGCAGGAGCCGACTGTGCTGTCGTTCGGCGTGCAGAATTCGGAGGTGTGGGACTGGACCGTTGCCAAGCTGACGCCCAATGGCGACACCGTCACCGTCGAGGCGCTGAACTACGATCCGACCATCTACGACGTGACCGCAGCGTTCACGCGCGCCCCTATCGCGCTGGAATATGAGCCCGAGGAGGTCGCCTCGTGATCGCCTATCCCGCGTCGTTCCCGTGCGTCTCGCGCGTCGAGGGGCACAGCGCGCAGATCGCCTCGGGGGTCGTCCGCACGCCGATGAGCTCGGGCGTGAGCCGCCAGCGGCGCAGCTTCCGCCAGCTGCCGCAGCAGATCGCGCTGGCCTTCGTCATCGACCAGTCGACCTATGCGGCGTGGCTGTCTTGGGTCAACGCGCACGCCTGGGAGGACTGGGTTGTGCTGAGCTTGCCGGGTCTGCTTGCGAGCACGGCGGGCACGCCCACGGCGGCCACCGCCGTGCGGTTCATGACCGACCTGCAGGCCGAACTCCTCAACGTGCGCAAGCTCTGGGTCTGGCGTGTGCGGGTCTCGGCTGAGTATGTGCCGCTGCCGACTGACTACGCCACGTTCCCGGGCGTGTGGATCATCGGCGCGACGCCGGGCGCGCCCGCGCCCGCCTACATCATCGGCGGGACGCCCGACGCGCTCGCGCCCGACATGACGCAGCCGGGCAGGCCCGGTCTGCCGACCGTCATCTTGTGAAAGCGAGGGCCCGATCATGGCCGACATCAATGCGCGCACGAGGCTGCTGGTAGGCACGACCTCGATCTGGGCAGCCAATGACCTGGTGCTCGGCGACGGCGAGCTCGTGCTCGAGCGCGCCGCCTCGGGGCTGCTGATGAAAGCCGGCAATGGCACGGCCAAGTATTCGCAGCTGCCCTACGTGCAGATGCAGCCGTCGATCCCGCCTTCGTACCTGACGCAGACGCAATGCGATGCGCGCTACCTGATGTTGACTGACACGGTGCAGATGCCGACGGGCAACAAGGTGCCGCGCCTGGGCGCCAACGGGGTGCTCGCCGCGGGCATGATTCCGCTGCCCGTGGCCATCGATCATTCGACGGGCAGCCCCGACGCGGCCAAGCTCGTGATGACGGCGGCCAGCGGCAAGATCGACCCGACCTTCATCACGGTCACGATGGGCGTGTACCGCGGCACGACCGACGCAACGCTGGCGTTGCCCGCGGGCACCTACATCGCCGGCGACTATTTCGTGAACACCGGCACCGGCGCGGCAGACGCATCCTGGGGTCTGCAGGCGGGCACCCAGTTGCAGCCCACGCAGCAGCTGGTCTACAACGGCGTGAAGTGGGCCGTTGTCGGCACGGGCACGGCGCAGATGATTCGGCTGCCCGACGGCTCGGCGCCCACGCCGGCGCTGGCCTTCATCAATGAGACCAGTTCGGGGCTGTTTCGCGAGAGCGCGGGCCGGCTGGGCCTGGCGATCAACGGCGCGCAGGCTTATCGCTGGAAGGCGGACGGTTTCGAGGCGCTCGCGGGCGGCGTCGCCGCCTATGGGGTGCCGTCCACGCTCGCCGATCGCACGACCTCGCGCCTCGTCATGGGCACGAGCGGCACGATGCCAGCACTGACCTGGATCAAGAGCGACGGTGCCACGGATGCGAAAGTGTGGGACACGATGGTCGATGCCTCGTCGAACTGGACTCTGCGCACCGTCAACGATGCGAACTCTTCGGCCGTCAACGTCCTGCAATTCAATCGCTCTGGCACGACGCCCACGGCGATGGTGCTCGCCGCCGGTGTGCCCCTATATGTTGGCATCAATCAGGGTGCGCTCGCCGGTCACGTGCAATTGCAGCGCAATGACATAGCCGGCACCAACAACGATTTAATTTTCACCAACCGCGGGACGGTGGCGACGCATACCAACGTCTACGACGTTGGGGGCATTTTCGCTTGCGGCTATCGTGACGTCGCGGACCCAGCCTATCTCTGTGGCATTTCATTCGAGCGCGGTTCGCAAAGCGCCGGCGCGTCATCGACGGGGGCCATCGTCTTTCGGGCGACGACGACGCCGACGACCCGTGCCGCGTGCGCAGAAAAAGTTCGCATCACGGGGTCAGACGATGCGCAATTGCTGGCGGGGATTGCGACAACGACACTCAGTACTGTTGGTCGCGCAATTGTCGAAGTGAACGGTGCATCACAAGCAGCCATTGGTTTGGATGTGGGTGGCGTGAATAAAGCTTTTTGGCTTTCCGATGGATCGACAATCAATTTTGGAAGCGTCCCGTCGATCCCCATTGCATTTATTACCAACAATATAGAGCGGATGCGTATCGACACCGCTGGCATGATTGGGATCGGCGCCACGCCGAGCGCGACCTCGCGGATGTACATCGCGCAGGACAACCCGACGGGCGGCGGCATTTTGCTGACTCTTTCCAATCCCCATTCGACGACTGGCCGCTCGGGCAGTTATCAGCTTTTCGACGCGGCCAACCTGGGCGACTGGGCGATCGGGATTCCGCCGGACAAGAACGCGTTCTCATTCAAGGACTACGGAAGTGGCATCGAGCGGGCAAATTTTGACACTCAAAGTTTCAACATCTTCAGCCCGGTGACGGGCTGGGTGGTGAGTCTGCGCAATACCAACACCGCAGCGGGAAAGAACTGGTTTCTTGGCCCGACTAGTAGCAATGCCTTCGTGGTCTACAACCAGGGTAACACCGGCATGTATATGGGCGATGGCGCAACGGCGTGGTCGTCGAACTCCGACATTCGACTGAAAGAGGATTTCGCACCGTTCACCGACGCCGTCGCTCGCGTGGTTGCCATCCGGGCAGGCACGGGCCGGTATGTGACCGATGACCCCGGCATGAGTCGTTCGTTCGTGGTCGCGCAGGACGTGCAGGACGTTCTACCCGAAGCAGTGAGTGAGAACGCCGATGGCATGCTGGGCGTCCGGTATACGGAGCTGGTGCCGCTGCTCGTTGCTGCGGTGCAGGAATTCGACGCGCGACTGAAAGCTTTGGAAGGAGTACCTGCGAATGCCTGACCGCTACACGATCACTTTCGTCCCGGGCGGCTACGCCTATACGCGCCAAGTGCTGGGCCAGCGCCCCCACGATGAGGTGCGACCGCTCATCGATTCCATCGAGGCGCAGAAGGCCGAACAGGACGCCGCGTGGCAACCCCCGACGAAAGACGACGAGCGCGCGAACGCGTTGAGCTTGGCGTCCTCGTCGTCCTGATGCTGCTGCTGGTGCTGCTCGGCTGAACTCAGTCGGGCGACACCTCGCGGCCGATCACCGCGTCGCGATCGAGGGTGCGGGCGACTTCGGGCACGAAGGCGAGCCAGTCGGCGACGCGATCGAGCGCCTCGGGCAAGCTGTAGCCCATGGCGGCGATCCAGTCGGCGCGGTTGAGCGCCAGGGCGACGGCGAGCTTCTCGCCGGTGGACTGCATGGCCCATGCGTCGCGGCCGCCGCGCAGCGCGTCGCGCGCCTTGGCGAGCAGCTGTCGGTACTCGGGGTGCGTCGTGTTGACTCTGAGCATGTGTGCCCCCCTTCAAGTCGTCTCGGGTGAGTCGGCTGCCCAGGCGGGCGCCGCCCTGGCTCGCGTGAGCAGGGGCGCGGGGGCCTGGCCGTTCCATCGGTAGGCGTCGTCCTGGGCGACCAGATGGCCAGAGCGGACCAGACCTTCGAGTGTCCGGCGCAGCTTGCGCCGCACGCTGGTCTGCTCGGGGTAGACCAATCTGCCTTCGCTGGCCTCGAGATAGGATCGCCAGCAGGGCCATAGCAGTGTGAAGGGGACGGGCTCACGCTGGCCCACTCGCCAACGGCGCTCGAACAGCACCACCATCACGTCGCGCGTGAATGTCGGCCCGTCGTCGCGGGCTTCAGCGCACATAGTGCCTGCCCCCGATGACGGCCGCGACGTCGTCCGTCGCCTCATCGAGGTCGACTTGCGTGAGGGTGCCCGAGGTCAGCAGCGCGAGCGTGTCGTTGTATACGCCGATGTCCTCGGGCAGGAAGCCCACGGTGCCGTTGTCGGCGGCGTACCAGCACACGCAGTCCGCCCCGCCCATCGAGTGGCAGAGCGTGAGCACGGTAATCGCCCAGATGGCGTGCGCGCGCTGCGCGCGGGACAACTGCATCAGGTTGGGTGAGAGCTGGCCATGCTCGGTGTCCCACAGCGGCCACGCCGCGCAGCCCGCGGCGGCCATCGCCAGGCGCACGCCGGGAATCAATTCGGTGGCGATGGTGCCGATGCGGTCGAAATCCTTCGCGTACAGGTGCACGCCCACGGCGTCGACCCAATCGCGCACGAGCGAGCCGTCGCCCGTGTCCATCTGCAGCAGCGCCTTCAGGTAGTCGCAGCCCCCGAGTTCGGCCGACAGGTTCGTGATCGGCGGGGAGATGATCTTCGCGCCCGGGTCGACATCGCGAATGGGCCGCGCACCATAGCGCACCAGCTCGGCCATCTTGTCGATGCGGCCGGTGAAGAAGTCCCATTTGCGGTTCGGTTCGTTCCAGATTTCGTAATCGCAATTGCCCCGGTAGCGGCTCACCACCGCGTGCACGTAGTCGGCGAACGTCTGGGGGTCGGCGGGCTCCGATCCCACGCCCGGCCCGAACGGGGACGGATCGTCGGGGCGCGCGGCGGCCCAGCGGGGCGTGCCGAACAGGTTGAACAGGACCCGCCGGCCGTGGCGGGCGTGGTAGTCCACGAGCACGTCGGTGCCCGAGAAGTCGATGGCGTGCACGCCGTTCACGGGCGGTGCCGGTTCCATGTAATCCCAGCGCGCGCGGTACGGGTCGACCCCGTAGCCGTGCGAGCGAATCCAGGCCGCGGTCGTTGGTTGCGGCGGGTCGTCCACCGTCACGGGCGAGCGGTGCCAGGTCATGCCGAATGCCTTGGGTTTCAGGTTCAAGCTGCCGGAGAAGACGTTCATTGCAGGATCTCCCGTGAAGTCACCATGGGGTCGCCGTCGTCGTCGTCACACGCCCCGAAGCCGCGCGCGAGCCTGCGCAGCAGCTTGGCCCAAGGCAGCGTCACGCTCGCCTTGCTCGCGCGCGCGCAGAACATGCTCGGGGGCCACACGACAATGACGGCCACGCCGAGCGCTCCTTCGTTGGCGAACGCGCGCGCGAGCGTGACGACGACCCCGTCGAGCGCCGCGGCGATGTCGGCCTCGGTGCGGGGCGTGCTCACGGCGCGTCCTCCCGGTGTACGTCGTCGTCGGGCAGCGGCCGCGGGCGCGGCGGGTCGAGGAGCCAGCCGTGGGCGGTCGTGCGCACGAGGCGCACCCCGCGCAGCCACTGCGCCTGCAAGTAGGCGTCATGGGGGTACAGGCACTGCGCGTGATGCTCGAGCGCCTCGTCGTCCAGCGCCGGCCTGGGGTGCGGGAGCGCGCTCATGGCGTCACGCCCTCATCGTCATCGCCGCCGGACTCGTCCGCGCCGGGCGCGGAGCCGGCACGGGCAAGGATCTCGTTGCGGCGCGCGGCCATCGCGGCGAACAGAGCTGGCCCGAACCGGCGCGGGCTCGCAAGCCAGCGGCGGTTCGGCAGGCGCATCGCGGCGCCGGCGGCGAGCAGCCGCGCGCCGTAATGCTGGCGCAGCCGCGAGGAGGCAAACTCCGAGGCGCGCAGCCCCAGCATGGGGTTCGCCTCGGCGAAGGCGACGTACACGTCGTCGAAAGGCTGCCAGTCTTCGGGCAGGGCGAGTTTCATCGCATCGTGAGCCATGATGATGTCGGTTCCCTGTGTCTTGCGGGGGTCTCCGTGAAGGGGCCTCCTGGGGAGTTGCAGATGAAAAGGGGGGCCTGCTTCCGGGGCCCGGGTGAGGCCGTCGGCCGCTGAAGGCGTTGGCTGCCGAACGGGAGGAGAAGGGCATCGCGCGAAGCGCGCCCCAACGCCCCCGACGGGATTTGGCAGATGGCTCACGGGAGACCCGGAGCAGACCCCCAACAACGGCTGCCAGCACAGACAGCCTGCGCAACAGGTTGCCGAAAAGTGCTCGGCGGTGCTAGCCGTTTGGGGGATGTTCGTCGACGAACAATTGCATTTGCGCCAGCTGCTCGCGATGCCGGCGCGCTTCGGCGATGGCATCGCGCACGGTGGCCGGGTTCATCTCGCGCCGGCCCGTCTCGCGCGCGTAGCTTGTCGCCGTCAAGCGCCAGCGGTGCGCGTGTGAAAGCCGTTCGGACGTGGCCTCGTACAGCGCGAGCAGGCGGTCATTGCGCGCGCGGTGCCCGGGGTGCCCGCGCTTGCGGGCCGGCATGACCAGGGCGGCCGCCAGGGCGACGATGTTGCATAGGCCCGTCACGACGTCGCGCGGATGGGCGCTCGCACGCTCCAGACGCCGCATGCGTCGCAGGGCAATGAGATGACGGGTGCGCTGCAGATGGGAGTCGTCGACGAGCCGCGCCCGGCCGGGCGGCTGGGCGGGCGCGGCGTGCCACGCTGCGAAGGCTTCGTCGTCCAGGTCGTGCCCGGGCACCGCAGGCGCCGCGGGGTCGACGAGCCAGTCGGGGATGTGCCGGCGCTGCATTCTCGTCAGCCCTCCCCTGTGGCCCTCGCGATGGCGGCCCGGGCGGCCCGAATCGCTCCGAGGCTGCTCACGCCCGTTTCCGCGATGGCGAGCAGCCCTCGGCATGCAGAAAGCAATTCCGGCGCGGCAGCGATCAGCGTGCCCTGCGTCGGCAGGTGCACCGTCGCGATATGCGCGCCATTGGCGCCGACAATGACCGCCGATCCGAGCTTCGCCTTGAACTCTGCGCGCCACGGCGCGTGCTGGGCGGTGCTCATCGCACACGCTCCACAAGCGGCAGGGCCTGGGGGATGCCGCTTGCGACGCGCATCGCCTCCTGCGCGGCGGCCAGGGCGACGGCGGCGTTCGCGGCGGCCTGTGCGGCGTCCTGGGCGAGCAGCGCCAGGCGCTGGGCCTCGGCCATCGGCGCGGTGGCGAGCGCACTCTGGGCGGCCGCGTGGCGCTCGCGCGCGAGGCGCACGGGCTCGAACTCGATGGGCTTCGCATCCAGTCCCAGGCGCTCGGCCTGGATGTCGCGGTTCGCGGCGTCGTCCAGGTGTCCGTAGCGGCGGTGTAGCACGAGCGACGAGTTGCCCAGGACGCTGGAGACCTGGCTGACGCCCTTGCCCGCCTTCAGCAGATCGGCGGCCATCATGTGGCGCAGGTCGTGTAGGTGCAGGTCGTCGCGGCCGACCAGCCGGCACAGGCGCGCCCAGGGCTTGCGGTACTTGTTCGGGGCGACCCCGCGCGGGCTCTTGAACACGAGCTGCGCGCGGTACTTCTCGGCGCCTGGGCGCAGGCGCCGCAGCAGCGCCGCGGTCTCGTGGCTGAAGTACAACCGCCTCGGGCGCTTCGTCTTGGTGTCCCGCGCGCGTAGCACGACGCTCGGGCCCTCGGGGGCGTCCAGGTCGAAGTCCGTCCAGTGGCGATCGGAAATCTCACTGCGACGCGCGCCCGTGTCCATCACGAGCCAGACGAACAGGGTGAACAGCGGGTCGCGAAAGCCTCGGGCGATTTGACGGATGCGCGCCCACTCGCCGGGCTTGGGCGGCTCGACGACGCGCATCTCCTCCTTCACCCGGCCCGAGGCGCCGATGGTGGGCGAGGCGAAGCCCTCGGGGCTGTGCGCTTGAGCAATTGCCCATTTGTAGATGGAGCCCAGCTGCGAGAGCTCGCGGTTGACGGTGGACACGGCGTAGCCCTTCGCGTTGCGCAGGTAGGCCGCGCCCGCGGCCAGGCGCTCGGGCGTGAGGTCCCAGGCCGACAGGCCCTCCAGGCGGAACCATGCGCGCCATTTGGCGAAGGCGCCTGCCGAGCGGTCGGTGGGGTGCGTGGCGTAGTACAGATCGACGAGCTCGCCGAAGGCCAGGGGCAGCACGGCGCGCGCGGGGGCGGCGCGCAGGTCGGGCGCGGGCGCCGCATGGGGCGCGGGGCGCGCCTGGGGCCCGCGGCGCGGGCCGCGGGCAGGCGAAGGGACAGACGAGGCGGACATGGAGCACTTTCCGTGTGCTGAAGATGCCCCTTTCGTGGGTAAACCCTAGGGGCATATTCAGTGAACGCCGCCAACCGGGCGGTGCGGAGTGCTGTAAGCCGTTGAAATCTCTGGTCTTTTTCGCGCTTTGGTGGGTGGTACAGGGTTTGAACCTGTGACCCCTGCCGTGTGAAGGCTATGGAAATTGCGAGCAACTTAGAGCACTTCCGCAAGTTTATACTAGAGCGACGCAGGTAGCTGCGCGAACGAAACGAGCAAGTCGCCAATTGAATGCGTAATAACCGCGCCAACTTGCGCACCTATCACGAAGGACGCATCCGCCCATGACCACCTACCGCAGCGCCTTCTGGGTCAGCGCGAATCGACTCGATTGCATGCAGCTCACCACTGAAGACCAAGCCGGGCTGCCCCCGCAGCAGCTGCTCGACGCCGCGCACGCCTGCGCAGCCGAAACCGGATTGGAGATCGGCGACGGGGAAATCGAAATTTTCGAGCCCGAGCCCGAACCCGAGCCCCCGCGCAAAGCCGAATAGGCCCGGGGGTATCAGGCGCTGTCGTCAGCCACAATTGCCCCCTATTCGTCCAGCACCTAATTCGGGACGAACTTCTAATTTACGGCGTGCGCTTATCGAGTTATCCCCAGCTGTAGACAACGTGGGGACAACTTGCAATTCACCTATGAGAATTGCTGGGGACAAACTGTGAATACGCGCAGGTTCGCGGGATAACTTTTTTCAATACCCACGCCCCAACGGCGCGTTAAATCGCGCTACGGCCGTTCTAATGCGTTCTCGGGGCATTGGCACTATTTCACGGTCGGCGATGCCGGTCCGCGAAATGACCGTTTTCTGTGGTAGGCAACCTATCAGGTCAGCCCCGAAGGGCCACCCGAGAGAACGACAGGGACCAAGGACACGCGGGGGAGTGCACCCATCCCCAGCGGTAGTACGGCCTGCACCAGTCGCGCGAGAACAGCGCCGGAACGATCACGAGCTTCGTCACGTGGTCGTCCAGTAGTTCGTCAGGCACGCGATCTCGTCGTCCTTGGCGACCCAGCCGCCGCGGCCGTCCTTGTAGTGCAGCGCGTACTCGAGCGAGTTCGCGGTGTTCTGCTTCCACTGCCACCAGGTGTAGCCGACGTCTGCGCGGTGCATCTCGTCCAGCGCGTGGGCCATGTGCTCGAGCGCGGGGTCGGCGCCGGACTTGCGCCCGAGCTGCTGCACGAAGACGGGTGCGCCCAGCTCCTCGCGAAAGGCCGCGAGGCTGCCGAGCGCCGCGTCGAACCGCTCGGGCGCGGTCACCTTCGCCGACAGCAGATTGCCCGTGTAGACGAGCCCACCGACGCCTGACAGGTGCACCTCGCTCACGTACGCGCAGTCGTAGGCGTTGCGCGCCCCGATGAGAACGGGCGTGTCCGCATCGACCTCGCGCACCGCGTCGATGAGCTGCCGGTAGAACGCGGCTACCTTGGGCGCCCATTCGGGCCCGCGACCGTCCAGCGGCTCGGGCAGGATCTCGAGCATCGCAATGTGCGAGATCGGCCGCAGCAGCCGTGCGAGCGTGCGCCACACGATGGCGAACCACTCGCGCATGGCGCGGTCCGTGAAGAAGTTGCGCCCGCCCAGCGCGCCCCATTTCCCGTAGGGGTCGCAGTGCGCGACCATCTCGGGCGACTGTGTCCCGCTCTGCCCGCAGTTCGAGTCCAGGGCGGCGATGACCCAGAGGCCCCGCGACGCCGCGTTCAGGATGAGTTCGAGCCAGTGCACGACGTTCTCGCGCTTCAGAAACGAGAAGCCGCGGTCGTCGCGGCTGTCGATGCTGGGGTCGCCGTACAAGCCCCAGACCCGCAGTGGGATGCGCACGACGTTCGCGCCCATCGCGGCGACGGCGTCCAGATCGAGCGCCTCGTCCTCTCCCCAGGCGCCGAAGTTCACGCCGCGGCCGCACCAGCGCTGGCCGTTGGGCTTGAGGATGTCGGCGCCCTCGACACGCAGGCGCGCCGGATAGGCGGGATCGACCATGGACATATCAGCTCATCACCATCAAGGCCAGAAGGCCCGCCAGGATCATCAGCACTGCCGCTAGGGGCGGCGAGATATCCGAGAGAAGGACGGCCGCCACCGAGAGCCACAGCGCGAGCCAGATCACGGCTTCACGATTTCCCACACCGGCCGCCGGTAGACGATGCGCCCGGCCTCGCGCAGCGCCCGCAGGCGCTTGTCGATGACCAGATGCGGACGCCGCCCCATGGCCTCGGCGATTTCGCTCGCGTGCAGGGCCACCGTGGTGGAGTGCAGCGGCGAATGCCGCTGCGCGATGGCCGAGAGAATCGCCTCGTCGATGGCCCGGTAGCGCGGATTGGTCTTCATGATGGGGTGTCTCTCCTGCCTGCACGTTCAGTCGCGCGGGTCATCGCGCCGCCAGGGGGTGTGCGTGGCGCCGGTCGCGGCGTCGACCTGCTTCGCGAGTTGCAACAGCGGCATCGCGGTGTGCGCCAGCAACTCGCCCAGGCCCGAGACGACGCCGACCGACCATTCAAGCTCGCTCTTCTGGCGCTCGGCGTCGCCGCCGTAGTCGGCGAGCTTCGACCGCAGGCGCAGGCCCAGAACGCCGGGCTCGTCGGCGATCTTCTCCCAGCGCAACACCGACCAGCTCGCGTCGACGTGCGTGAAGTTCTCGAACTGCCCCAGCTTGCCGGCCAGCGTCACGTGCGCGCAGACGTCGTACTCGCGCAGCAACTCCTCGATGTCGGCGCGCAGTTCGCGCAGCCGCGCGGCCTCGATCTGTTCGTCGGCGGCGCTCATGCGGCATCTCTCTTCATCGCCCGCGCGAGCGCGCTCTCGGGCGTGTCGATGCGCTGCTGCCCCGCGGATTCCTGGTCGCGCTGCTTGCGCATTGCCCGCGTCTGCGCGTCGGAGTTCGTCTGCATCGCGTTGAGTTTCGGCGCAGCGGGGTTGATCGCATAGCTTCCGCAGACGGTGCATCGATTCATTGGTGTGGTTCCTCGGGCTGCGAGGCGGGGATGGGGGCGGCGAGCAGCGTCTTTCCATAGGCATCAATCGCGGAGCGGATAGTCGTGACCTGCGCCATGACTGGATCGCGAGGAATGGCGTCCAAGTCGAACAGCTTGTCCGGCGTGCTGACGTTTACGATTGCTGCGAGCGCGTGGCTGATCTTCGAGAACGCATCGCGCCACGCCTGCCCCTCTGCGGGGATCGCGGGAGAGGTGTAGAGGCACTCCGAATCGCATAGCGCAGGCGGCTTGCCATCGTGTCGCGTGTAGGTCTCGCGGCCTTCATGCGTTTCGCCGGTAGCGACGAGATAGACGCGTCCCTTTGCGGGGATTGCGGGGATGGGAGCGGCTAGGATACGGTCGGCGTGCGCCAGCATTCGATTCACATCGCTGTCGAGGTTGCCGTATTTCACGCGGACGAGCGCGGCAAGATCCGCTAGCAGCGACAACGTGTCTTGCGCCCGAGAGGAAGCGGCACGGTACGCTTCAGCCAGGACGCGCAGAGCCTCACGCAGTTCCGCCGTCGAATCGGCCGGCGCCTGCATGGTGTTCTTCGTGCGCGGGTTATCCGCGAAATCGAGAGCGACTCGCAGGGACATCGGCTTGTCCGTGCATCGCCCCTCGGGGATCGTCGGCTCGCGGGTGGCGGCGAGGTAATCTCGGCAGTCCACCATCAGGTCACGCACCGCCTCGTGATCCATCATCTCGGGATTGAAGAAGCCGCCGTTCGACAGATAGTCGGTGATGCGCGCTGCCAAGTCTTCGGGTTCTGTCATGAGCTTTCCTTCGCAGAAATGATTAGCCATCGCCGGAGCCGGAGCCGTAGCCGTCGCCGTAGCCGTCGCCGTAGCCGTCGCCGTCGCCGGAGCCGGAGCCGGAGCCGTAGCCGGAGCCGTAGCCGGAGCCGTCGCCGTCGCCGTCGCCGGAGCCGGAGCCGTCGCCGGAGCCGTCGCCGGAGCCGTCGCTGGAGCCGTAGCCGTCGCCATTACGGAATACCCTATTGACCATGGATCGACTCCCGCGCCGCGTCACTGCACGGAATCAGCTCGCATACACCGGTCAGGTAAATCGTCGGGTTCAGCGTGTCGAGTTTGCTCGACTTGGCAACGATGCCGTTTTGCGCCACCCCCGACAGCGCAATGCCGTCTTGGGCTTTCCATGACCACAAACGCCGCGAGTCGTTGAGGATGACGTTTTCTCCGTCCACGCTTTGTACGGTGCCTGCATGCACGCCTGCGGCGTAGCACCGAGCGATGACGTAGAGGCCGATATACGGGTGTTGATTGCCATTCATAGAATTCCTTTCAATGGATGCCTGTCGGCTCTTAGGGTTCATCAGTCAGCGCCTGCGCTGCCAAGTCTTCGGGAGTAATGGTCATTCGCAGGATCCTTTCAATCGCCGCAGAAGCACGCAATGGCTTCTTCGTTGGGGTCGAACATGTCGCGCTGGTCGGCCGCGAATCGCGCCATGTCTTCGTAGCTCGGGCCATCCTTCGTAAAGCGGGCACCGGAGGGCCGAGAGGCCATGCACAGGGACTCCATGCGAATCCACCATTGCGTTCGCTCTGGCCTTGCGGCGATGAGCGCGAGACGCTGAGCCGGCGGCTTCAGGAAGCAGAGATCGCAGTTGCCCTCAAGCGTGCGGCCGTTGACCGTCAGCAGTTCCAGATTGAAGGGCTGCGAATCCCAGAAGGCATTCACATCCTGCACCGTCACCCCTGCTTCAGCCAAGGGCATGCACATCGTTTCTTTCGTTGTCTCCGTGGAATGCCCGCGCGCGCGGATTTTTGAGACACGACGATGCTCGTCCGCCCGGATACCGATGAACTCATCCCATTCCTCCCAGCCAGCCAGCTGCACGAACTTGTGCATTGGCCGGATCTTGAGCTCGCTGGTGCAGAACCGGGTCACCGGGTTCGGCAGATAGTTCCGCTTGCGAATGATCGCCTCAAAAGGTTCGCCGTCACGGCTGGCAGTCGCAAAGTCAACCAGAGCGTATCCCGGTGCCTCGGCGCGGTATTCGACCCAGGTGATGGGAACGCCCCATTCGTGCGAGCAGCGATCCACGAACCGCAGCGTCGCCTCCTCTTCCTTTCCGGTGTTCGCGAAGCACACGACCGTTTCGGGCGGCAGTCCCCCGTTCGACTGGAGCACCCGCCAGAGCATGTAGGCGCTCGATCTGCCACCGCTGAAGCTGATGCAAGCCGGCCCGTCGATTTTGAACGGATCACGGATCACGCTTTGCCTCCGCTTCCATGGTGAGGATGACGTTTTCTCCGTCCACGCTTTGCCTTACTCCTCGTTCTGGTGGGCGCACATTTCGCGCGACACGTACTCGACGCTGACCACCATCGGTTCGCCGACCGTAAAGGTCACGGAAAACCGGCGGGTCTCGCGCGGCAGATGCAGTGCGTCCATCATGAAGATGCGCAGCTCCTCGCTCTCGCCGCGGGCGAGCGCCGGCCGGCGTGTCCGTCCCTTGCGCGAGCGCATCGCGGTTTCCCGCGTATCGCGCACGTCGGTCGTCATGGCGCGCGCCTGCGCCGGGTCAGGCTCTCGGACGGCGACGTGATGTCGTTCTCGACGACGACGCCGCGTGCGAGCAGGCGTTGCAGGTCGTCCTGCGAGGCCACGCGCGCCGCGACCGAGCCCTTGATGGCGCGCGACTTGTTGGCCGCGCGAACGAGCCGCTCGACGCCGTCGCTTGTGTTCGCGACGACGTAGATGCGGGTATGACTGAGTCGGGGCATGGTGTCTAGCCTCCCTGCCATTTGGCGCTGTAGCTCGCCCCGAGCTGGGCGAGCTCCTCCTCGGTGAGAACGCTGCGGGCCTCGTCGAGGATCTGCACCGCGGCGTCCGAGTCGGGCGCGCGCAGGATGGCCGCGGCGTATTCCTCGAGCGTCCAGGCCGGCGGCCCGCCCCCCGCCGGCTCGTCCGATGCAGGCGGTGGTGGCGCGGCTTCGTTGGCCGCCTTGCGCGCGGCGCGGCGCCTGGCGATGACGTCCCGGGCCGCCGTCGGCGGGGCCCTTGTTCCCGGGGGCGGGTCGCTGCCGTCGCCGTCGCCTGCCTTCTCGCGTGCGTCCACGATGTCGCGCCAGGTCGCCTCGCCGTCTCGCAGCGACGCATAGAGCGCGCGCAGGTCGGCGAGCCCCTTCGGCGTGAGCGGCGTGTCGCCCCCGAGATAGGCTTTAAGCTGGTCGGGCGTGATCCCGAGCGAGCCGAACGCGTCGAACAACTTCCGGCGGGCATCATCCGGGTCGGCCGCGTCCTGGTTGCGCTGCGTGATGACGATCTGGTCCATCGCCTCGTCGATGAGGTCGCCCGGCACGAGGCGCAGTGCCAGCGTGCGAATCGCCTTCGACACCATCGCCGAGGCTTTGTTCTGGATGTCGTCGTCCGTGGCGGCGATGATGTAGACGGGCTCGCCCTTCGAGTTCGTGCGCTCGCCCAGCACCTGATCGCCGTCCTTCGTGCGCCGGCGCTCAATCGTCTTCACGATGGGCACGTCCAGCGAATAAGGCACATTGCTTTCCAGGTCGGTGACGGTCACGTGCACGATGCGGCGCTCGGCGTCATCGTGCGTCGTCACGGCGTCCACCGTGATGTTGCCCATGGCGCGAATGGCGGCCTCAGCAAACCGCACGCTCGGCCCGCTCGGCCACTTCTTGGGGTCCTGGCCGATGGGCTTGATGTAGCGCGCCACCGCTGCGAAGGACGGCCGCAGACATTCGCGCAGGATGCGCTGTCGCACCGCGTCCATGTCGCGCGGGCGGCGCAGCGCCACCACGTAGCGCGCCTCGACCAGGGCCTTCGCCTGTGCGGCGACGGCCGCAGCCGCGGTGTCGCCCGTGGCACGTGCGACGTTGAAAGGGTTCGTCGTGACGTCATTCATGGCAGGGCCTCCGTTTCAATCGGCATCGCCGTTGCGGATACGTTGTTCCAGGCGTTTGCGCCAAGCGTCCCGGTCGTAGGGCGGCAGGTCGGGGAAGGCTTCGCGCGCATAGTCGCTCGGCTCGATGCAGTGCATCACCGGTATTCCCTCTGGCTCGGGATAGTCATCGGTCACCGCCATGCGCACGATGAGTGCCACGACGGGCCAGCCGCTCTCGGTGACGCCTTCCCAAACGCGGGCGCGCTTGCCGTGCAGCGGGAATTCGCGCAGTGTGCTTTCGATGGTGATGCGCATGGCAGCCCTCTTTCAATAGTCCCCCGTGCCGCCCGCCCAGCGCGGCAGTCCGATGCTCTCGACTTCCGGCGAATAACCCGGCCAGCGGTTCTCGCGCCAGCAGTGCGCCAGCGCTTCGAGCGCCTGGCGGTTCTCGCGCGCGGCGATTTCCCAGGCTTCGGCGTCAAGTTCGTATACCGATGCGGCGAATGGGTACTCGCTCTCGACGAAGGCGAAGATGAAGCCGGCCACGGGCACGCCGGTCGCCGCTGCATACCCGCCGGCGTACCAGGCGGCCTGATGGTGGTATCCGTATCGGGCAATTGCCAACTGCACGCCGCGACGGCTCGCGTCGCGGCAGGTCTTCACGTCCAGGATCATCGCCTGCGGGTCACGTGTCGTGCCAAAGGTCGGATTCGCACAGTCCGGACGGCAGCGGCAACGCAGCCCCGTCGGTCGGTCCACCCAGAACGTCGACAGTTCGCATTGGCCGCCGTCCAGGATCTCGGCCACCGCCGCGATGCCGCGCAGCGAGGCGCACTGCGCCTGCGCCACCGCGTGCTGCCGTGGCGTGATCGCGATGCGGTCGGGGTGGGCCGCGACGAAGTCCTTCCACGCCTTCAGCGCGCGACTTTTCACCTGCGGCCCGATGATGTAACGCGCCTCGAACGCCGCGGCTTCGAGCGTCATGCAGTGCGCCAACTCGCCGCAGAACATCTCGTCGCTCTGGTCGTCGTCGGCGAGGAATACCTCGGGCACCGGCTCGACGTGGCGTGCCAGGTAGTGGAAGGGCGACTGTCGGAAGACTTTCAGCTGCGTCTGCGAGACCGCATCAATGCGCTGGTAAATCGAATTCGGCAGCCCCTGAATAACCCCCCCCACCGTAGGGAAATTGAATTCTTCAGGCGGATTCGGAATCGCATTCATGGTGCGCAGTACCTCTGTTTACTCGTGGAACGCGCGTGCAGGGGAATGCATTTTGCACAACTGTCGGGGAATTGGAAGTCCCCGTTTCGGCAGCATGGTGACGCTGCGAGATACCCGTTATCCGGCGGTGTCATACCGGGGCCCGCAATTGCTGCCTGCGATGCCTGTCTGCGCTGCATCCCGCGCGCACTTTGCTGCGCGTTGATGCGCCTTCCCCACTCATCGGCAGAGCCTGGTTTGTCGACGCCGCTGCGGTGACACCACTGCCGAGGGGGGCAATTGCGAACGGTCGTGCATGGCGGTTTAATGACTGCTCCCCCCTTCGGATACCGCCCCAAGCGACGGGCCCGATATTATTCGCAGGTTTGCGCGGTATTACTGGACGAATATCGCAGAAACACGCGGATATATTCAACCAACAGCGCGCCGAGTTGCTAACAAGGTGCGCGATTTCCGCAGGAATGGAACGGCGTCGACCGACCATGCCAGATCACCTGCCGAGCTACCGCGAGCAGCTGCAGCATCCGAACTGGCAGCGGCGCCGCCTGGAGATGTGGTTCCGGGAGGGCTGACACGATGCCCCGCTCCCGCAACATCAAACCCGGCTTCTTTACCAACGAGGTGCTCGCCGAATGCAGCGTCTGGGCGCGCCTGTGCTTCGCCGGGCTCTGGATGTTGGCCGACCGCGAAGGCCGGCTCGAGGACCGCCCGAAGCGCATCAAGGGCGAACTCTTCCGCTTCGATAACGTGGATGTCGACCCACTGCTCGTCGAGCTCGAACGCCACGGATTCCTGGTGCGCTACGCCAACGAAGACGGAAGGTTCATCCAGATCCTGGCCTTCAAGAAGCACCAGACGCCGCACTACTCCGAGAAGGCCAGCACCATCAAGCCGCCGCGGCGGCAGGAGCATGCATCCGGCAATCTCCCGGAGTCTGGTGGTCATGATGAGGCCGACGCTCCCGGAGGACTCCCGGAGGACTCCCAGAAAAAGCCGCCATCAAGAGGGGGTCACAACCCCCTGATTCCTGATTCTCTGATTCCTGATTCTCTGATTCCTGATTCTCTGATTCCTGAAGAAGAAGGCAGGGCCGGCGCTCGCGCGCCGCCTCGCGGAACGGCGCTGCGCGCCGTCCCGCCACCTACCCCGCCCCCAGCTTTCGAAGGCGACAGCAACGCAACAGCCCTCAACGGCAAGGCCGTCGCGCGCTTGGCAGCCGGTTGGGAATTGCCCACGCAGTGGGGGCTCGACGCCGAGGCACTTGGCTGGAAGCGCGTCGAAGTGCTGCGCGAGGCCGAGCGATTCCGGCAGTACTGGACGACGGGCGCGGGGCAAGGTACGCGGCGCAGCGTGAAGGGCTGGCGGCAGACCTGGAGCAATTGGCTCGGCAAGGCCGAAAGGATGCAGCGATGAGCTACCGGAACTACCTCGAAAGCACGATGACGCGCGACCAGCGCCTCGCCGACGAGGTCAACGTCGACCACGCGCTCATGTGCCCGGCCGCCGGCTGCCCGAACCGCTGGAGCGTCTCGGGCGACCGCGGACGCGGCTGCTCGGCGCACTACTGGGCCGCCCCGCGCGAGTGGCCGCGCATCACGCAGGCGCTGCTCGAGGCCGAGACCGACCGCGCCCGGTACGCGGCTGCCGCCAAGCCGCCGCCGGCCGAGCCACCGACCTTCGAGATGCGCAAGGCGGCGGTGGCTGTGTTGCACGCGTTCGTCGATGAGCGCCAATGCGACCCGCTCGCGTGGGCGCGCGAGCTGCGGCGCCGACATACCGTCGGCGAACGGCTGCCGGCCCACAAGGTCGACGCCTACCGGCGCGCGCTGCGCCTTGATGTGTGAGGGGCAGCCATGAGCACTGCGCTGGCCTACTACGACGAAGGGCGCCGCTCGCTGCAGTTGTGCAAGACCATCCCCGAGGCAAAGGACATCGCGGACAAGGCGGCGGCGCTGCAGCAATACGCACGCATGGCCAACGACCCCGAGCTGGAGGCCGTGGTCGCCGAGATTCGCCTGTGCGCCCGGCGCCGCCTCGGCGAGCTGTCGGCGGCGCTCGAGAAGCACCCTCAGGCGTCGGGCGGTCGGCGTCGCAGCATCGCGACGCCGACGAAGCGCGCAACGCTTGCCGCGGCGGGCATCTCGAAAGACGAGGCGCACCGCTGCGAGCAGATCGCCCGCGTCGAGGCTGGCGTGTTCGAGCGCCTGCTGGCCGATGCGCGGCAAACGCACCGATGCGTCACGGCCGATGAGGTAGTGCGGCTCGGGCTCAAGCGCAAGCGCAAGGCCGGTGTGGCGACGGTCGCCGAGCAAACAAGCATCAAGACCGCCGATCTTGCCGCCCTCACCTCGCGCGGCATGAAGTTCGGCACCGTCATGGCCGACCCGCCGTGGATTTACGGCAACCAGAGCACGCGGGGCGCGACGGGCGATCACTACGTTGGCATGACGCTCGAGGAGATCGCGGCGTTGCCCGTGCGCGACCTGGTCGCCGACAACGCACATCTGCACCTGTGGACGACGAATGCGTTCCTGTTCGACAGTCGCGCCATTCTCGAGGAATGGGGCTTCGAGTATCGGAGCTGCTTCGTGTGGGTCAAGCCGCAGATGGGCATGGGCAACTATTGGCGGGTCTCGCATGAGTTTCTGCTGCTCGGTGTGCGGGGCTCATGCCCGTTCGCGGATCACGCGCTCAAGTCCTGGGGTGAGTTCGCACGCGGGCGGCACAGCGAAAAGCCCGACCAGATCCGTGCACTCATCGAGAAGGCGAGTCCCGGTCCTCGGCTCGAATTGTTCGGTCGACGCCCGGCGCTCGGCTGGGTCGTGTGGGGCAACGAGATCGAGCGCACGGTGTTCGACGATTCCGTCGAGGAATTGACAGCATGAACTCGCTCGACGCGTGCCGCGCCGTGGAGGCGCGGTCGAAGAAGATTCTCGAACCCTGGTTCGACTTTCACTCAGGTATGCGCATGACGATTCTCGAAAGCTGCGCCTCTGCGCATCAGTTGCAACGAATCGCCGATATGGTCGTGGGTCGTCGCGACGTGCGCGGTGCTCTTGCGATCGAACTCAAGGCTGAAGAAAAACACACCGACAATCTGTTCGTCGAAGAATTCTCGAACTACAACGTGCGCGATGCGTGTTCGCGGGCTGAGCACCCGACGACGCTCGGCTGGGGGCTGACGTGTGGCGCCGATCTTCTGGCGTATCACTTCCTCGACAAGAACTGCCTCTACCTTGTGAACATGCAAAAGCTGATCGACTTCGTGTTCGGTGTGCGGGCGAACGGCCAGCTTAGGTCGGCAGCCTTCCCTGCTGTGGTGCAGAGCAAGTACAAGCAGCCGAATGTGACTGTTGGCCGCCTTGTGCGGGTCACCGTGCTGCAACAGCATCTTGGTGAAGGCTTCCACTACGTCGAGTTGGACTCGTTGCTTGACGCGCAGACGTACGAAGATGCAGTGCGTGGTGCATGACATGGTCTTCGACCTGACCAACCCGGCTTCCGTGCGTGCGTGGCTCGCGCAGCGGCCCGACCTGCACCGCGCGCAGCTCGCCGTCCTGCTGCGGCTGCCGCTGTGGGCGCGTTGGCGCAGGGAGCGGACGTGATGTCGTGGACAGACGACAGCGCCGAGTGGCTGCAGAAGACCATTGCCGCCCATCCCGAGCTGACGAAGGATGAACTGCGCCGGTACTGCTCGAAGCACTACCCGTATGCGATGCGCCGGGGCTGGGCCTACAAGGCGTGGTTGAGGGCGCTGCGCGCGTACTTCGATCCGCAGGCCGTGCGGCCGCTACGCGCGGGCAAGCGGGAACCGTCGGCGTCCGAACTGGAACGACAAGGGCAACAGAGGCTGCTGCCATGATCCGCATCGCCTTCACGCTCCTCGGCGAGGCGGCCAGTAAGGCGAATTCGCGCATGCTGGTCATGCTCGGCGACCGGCCGGCGAGCATCAAGAGCGAGAAGGCGCGCACGTTCGAGCACGACGCTGTGCGGCAGATTCCAGCGGCGGCTCGGCGGCGCCTGGTCGGGCCCGTGCGGGTGACGCTGCGGATCTTCTACACGAGCGAGCGGCCCGACCTCGACGAGTCGGTCGTGCTCGATGTCCTGCAGGACCGCTATAAGGGCACGGGCGACGCGCGCGTCCTCGTGCAGGCTGGCGTCTATCGCAATGACCGCCAAGTGCGCGAGAAGCACGTGTTCTGGGGCCTGGACCGCGTGCGCCCACGCGTCGAAATCGAAGTCGAGCCCATGCACGCCCAGCAGCGCGACATGCTCGCCGAGATGCCCGAGGCCGAGCCCTTGCCCTTCTGATACTCCTCTACCCTATCGCCCATCATGCAGACGCGTTCACGGGGCAGACGTTCGCGCAAGCCTCGGTGTCGACCGCGTGCGAACCGTCGGAGATGCAGGCATGTCCGCAGGCTTGAAGGGCGTGATGGTGCTGAGGCTTTCACCCAAGCGTTCGCGCGCTTGCTCGAGGTCGTAGTGAGCCTGCAGCCGCACGAAGCCATCGGCGGGCACGCCGAAGAATGCCCCGAGCAACAGCGCCGTCTCGGTCGAGATCGCGCGCATGCCATGCACGATCTCGTTGATGCGGCGCGCCGGCACGCCGATCGCCTTGGCGAGCGCATACTGGCTGATGCCCAGGGGCTCGAGCCACTCTTCGAGCAGGATCTGTCCAGGGTGGACGAGGGGAACGGTGCGGGTCATGGTGGGCTGTCCTTCTCAGTGGTAGTCGACAATCTCGACGTCGTGCGCATCGCCGTCTTGCCATCGAAAGCACACGCGCCATTGGTCGTTGATGCGGATGCTGTGCTGTCCCTTGCGGTCGCCGCGCAGGGCCTCGAGCCGGTTGCCCGGCGGCACGCGCAAGAACTCCAGCGTCGGGGCAGCGTGCAGCAACTGTAGCTTGATGGTGGCCGCCCGCTCGATGGCGCGCCAACGAACGATGCGATGGCCCTGGAACAGGCGCTCGGTGTCCTTGCAACGAAAACTTTCGATCATCGGGTGCAATCATAACGCGCAGCGTTATTAACGTCAAGCGTCATTATTCACACCATGCCCGGCGACGTGTTCTATACCACCCCAGCGTGGCGCGCGCTGCGTCTGCGCTGCCTGAAGTCCCAAGGCTGGCGCTGCCTGTGGTGCGGTGCATCCATCGCCAAGCCGGGCGCGGCACGCGTCGACCACATCCAGACCCGACGCGACCGACCCGACCTGCAGCTCGAACGCAGCAACGTGCGCGGGTTGTGCACGCTGTGCGATGCGCGGCGCCACGCCGAGAAGGGCCAAGCCTTGGCCCCTCGCCTCGGGGCTGACGCCCGCGGCTGGCCGACCGGCCCCGCTCACCACTGGAACGTGCCCGCCGCGGCCGCGCCAATCGTGTCGACCGCTGGCCGACCGCCGTGCCTTATACGTACGGCGGGGAAGGCCGGGGGGGAGGTCGAGGCGCCATCGCAGCCGGCCGCCCG